GAACTGAAGCCAACTCTTCCGAAGAACGCAAAGCCTGACGACATCAAAGCCTGGCGGAAGGACAACGGCATCCCTGAGAAACCTGATGGCTACGATCTTGCTGGCATCACCGTTCCTACGAGAGACAAGGACATGATCGGCGGTGTCCTGACGAGGCTGCATAAGGCGAATGCAACGCCAGAAGTGGCGCGTGAAGCCGTTTCAGCCATCTACGATCAGATAGCGCAGCGTGAAACGCTCAGGGCAGAACGTGATGAACAGCAGCGCACAGAAGTCCTCGACACGCTGAACGAGGAATGGGGGCCTCAGTTCCGGCGCAACCTGAACTTGATCGAAGGCACCATCCTGTCGCGCTTCCCTGAAGACGTACGCGACTTACTCAAGTCAGCGCGCCTGCCAGATGGCACGGCGATCTTCAACAACGCAAGCGCCATCCGCGCTCTCGTGTCATTGGCGAACGAGATCAATCCTGCCGGCATCGTCGTCCCTGGAGGTACGGGAGACATCGGCAAGACGATGGTCGAAGAATGGAAGGCGATCCAGAAAATCAGAACAGAGACGCGCTCTGTCTACAACAAGGACGACGCCATGCAAAAGCGTGAGCGCGAACTGATCGAGGCAATGATCAAGCACGGTCTCATGAACGAGGCCGGGCAACTAGTCGAAAGGAAAGCAGCATAGGTACTTGAAGTAGCAGTACTGAATACCGAATAGCGACGGCCCAGAAGGCGGGCGTCAGGCCCGAAAGGACACCCTGACAGTAGCCGTGATGGACACCCTGAGCAACGGTTGAAGTTAATCGTTTCTTGAAAAGGAGCCAATCATGGCTGATACCGCATTTCAGATCCAATACCGCCAGGAGTTCATCCAGGCGTTCGAGCAGCATCAGTCCCTGCTGCGCGATACGGTCACTACGGAGGCCGTGATCAAGGGACAACAGGCGGTCTTTCTGGTCGCAGGTTCCGGCAGCGCATCTGCCGTTACCCGCGGCGTGAACGGTCGCATCCCGGCGCGTGCAGACAGCAACACGCAGAACACATGCACGCTGCAGGAGTGGCACGACCTCGTTCGCAAGACGGGTTTCAACATCTTCGCGTCGCAGGGCAATCAGCGCTCGATCATGCAAATGACGACGATGGCGGTCCTGAATCGCAAGATCGACTCCCTGATCACGACCGAGCTGGATACGGGTACGGTAGGCATCGGCACGACAGCGGTCACGATTCCAAACGTATCGCTGGTGATGAATGGCTTGGTCAAACTGCAAAACGCCGCAGTGCCATGGGACAACAACATCACGCTGCTGTGCCAGCCGTCGTTCCTCGCCTATCTCATGCAGGCGCCGGAATGGACGAGCGCCGTGTATGTCGATATGCGGCCATTCGCCGGGAAGGATCCGAACTGGCGCGACAAGCCTTCGGCGTACAAGTGGATGAACATGCTCGTCATCTCGCATCCGAACCTCACGGGTCGCGGAACTACGGCAGAGAAATCGTACATCTACCACAAGTCCGGCGTTGGGCATGCGATGGACACGGCTGGGCTGTCAACGCCGGTCGGGTACTTCGAGGAACAGGACTACTCCTGGGCGCGCGCGACTGCGTACATGGGTGCAAAGCTCCTGCAGAACACGGGCGTGGTTGTAGTCACGCACGACGGTTCGGCCTACGCCTAATCGGAACCCTGAACTGAAAGGAGAAACACCATGACTCTCGCATACAACGGAACAACTGCTGGTTCGACTCTCTCGAACCCGCCAGCTCTCATGGCTGCGGCCATTGGCGGGCGCGCCAACTGGGTAACGTCGGGCAGTACAGCATCGCCAGGCACATACGGGTCAGGCGCGAAAATCTGGTTCTACGCGTCGTCGAACTCTGCCGATGAAATGGTAGCGCTGAATACCATCGGCGATGGAGCAGCGCTTGGCATGACGCTGGGCGACATTCTCGTCGGCGTAGTAACCACAGCAGGTAGCACGGCTGCCAAGTTCTACATTGGCGCGCTGGTGACATCAGGTGGCGCTACGGGCTTTAGCTTGAGCGCGCAATACCTCTGCTCTAGCGACAAGACTTCTGGCTGATGAAGTACGCCACGGGCGGGGGCGCAAACCCGCCTGTTCTTTCACTTCGAGAGGAGAGCACTATGGAAGTCGCAAACGCCGTGAAGAAGTCCATGCCTGTTCTGATGCCGGAACGCATGGGGTTGTCAGAGGACAAGCACCACGACTGGGTCGTCGATCTTCCGCTAACAGTCACTCTCGAACAAGCGCTGGAACCATCGTTCTGGGCGCATGTCGCCGCACAGATGGAACCGCTCGATCACATAGAAGTGCGGTCAGAGGACGGCTCGTGGATCGCGTTTCTCATCGTGTCGTTCTGCGAGCGCAACTACGCCAAGGTCGTGCTGGACCGCAAGGTCGTCCTGAATGACGACCATGAAGTACCACTCAGCACCGTGAAGCACAAGGTCGAATGGAAAGGACCGCACCTGAAATGGTGCGTCATTCGTGTGTCCGACTCGCAACCGCTCCAGCAAGGAATGCGAGACAAGCAGACAGCATTCACATGGATGACTGAGCACGAGAAGACGCTGGCTCGTTAGTAGGAGACCGCAATGTCCGCAAGCCGGCTGTCGATCTACAACGACGCCCTCCTGATAGCTGGTGAGCGGCCATTGGCGTCCCTGACGGAAAGCGTTGAAACCCGCAGGATGCTCGATCAAGTCTGGAACAACGGTGGAGTGGATTTGTGCCTTGAGGAAGCCCAGTGGGCGTTCGCGATGCGCACGGTACGCATCGACTACGACCCTGGCCTAGAGCCAGACTTCGGTTACACCAGAGCGTTCGACAAGCCAACTGACTGGATTCTCACGTCAGCCTTGTGCTCGGACGAGTACTTCAAGTCTCCGCTGCTGCGCTACGCAGACGAGGCGGCGTTCTGGTTCGCCGACCTTGACACGATCTACGTGCGCTACGTGTCGAATGATTCTGGCTATGGCGGCGATCTCTCCATTTGGCCACGCTCTTTTGCGGAGTTCGTGGCGGCGCATTTCGCGACCAAGATCGTCCTGAAGCTGACGAACGACGAGAACAAGCTCTCGTTGTTCATCAATCCACGGAACGAAATGCACAGCGTTCGTGGGCGAGCGCTCCTGAAGGCCAAATCCAAGTCCGCCATGTCTGGTCCTACAACGATGCTGGCTCAAGGTGGATGGACCAAAGCCCGTACCAGTGGATCAAATCGTGGCGACGGGGGCAATTCAAGCGGCAATCTGACGGGCTGAGACAGTGCGCGAATATCCCGCATTGTTCGGTTTCAACCGCGGGATAGTGTCTCCGCTAGGACTGGCACGCACGGACCAGAAGCGCATCGCGCTCGCTGCGGAAACCATGGTCAACTGGGTGCCGCGGGTACTTGGCCCGATGTCATTGCGTCCAGGACTCGCGTACATAGGCGCCACGGCCAGCAATGCGGCGGCGCGCTATCTATCGTTCGTGTTCGCCACCGACGACACATCTCTCGTGGAGTTCACTGCATCGACCATGAGGATATGGATCGACGATGTCTTGCTAACGAGATCGTCTGTCAGTACCACCATCACCAACGGCACGTTCGATACCAACATTACCGGCTGGACCGACAACTCTGCATCTGGCGGCGCAATCGCGTGGGACGCTGGTGGGTACATGAAATTGACTGGCGATGGCACAGACAAAGCCAGCGGCTACCAAGCCCTGACAGTATCCGCAGGAGATCAAGCGACGGAGCACGGCATACACGTCGTCATCGCGCGCGGGCCAGTGAAGTTCAAGATTGGCACAACCCTGACTGACGACGATCTGTTGACAGAGACAACGCTTGATACTGGCACGCATTCCTTCGGTATTACACCTAACGCCGCCACGATGTATGTGCAGTTCGCCAGCAGCGCTGCTTACAAGGTACAGGTAAGCGAATGCAGTATCGAGGCCGCTGGAGCCGTAACGATCGCGAGTCCTTACGCCGCAGCCGACCTCAGCGCACTGCGCTACGACCAGTCGGCAGACATCATCTACGTCGCTTGTTCTGACTTCCAGCAACGCAAGATAGAACGCCGCGGCACTCGTCCAGGGGCACGCTCGTGGTCATTGTCGATTTACCACGTAGACGACGGTCCGTTCAAGGCTCAGAACGTATCGCCCACTACGCTGACATCGAACGGGTTGGTAGGTGACGTAACGATCACAGCATCAACTCCATTGTTCCGATCTACCCACGTCGGTGCGATCTTCAAGATGGTTAATCAGGTGGCTGGCGTGGATGCGGCTATCGCTGCGCAAGACACATGGACTAGCGGCCTGAAAGTGACAGGTACGGGCGACGCACGATCCATCACGATCACTCTGACTGGAACATGGTCGGCAATCGTAACGCTGCAGGTATCGACTGATGACGTGACCTATGCGGCTGTACCAGGGTACATCTGGAACGGCACTACGACTGGGCCTTATCTCGACGGCCTGGATGGGCAGACGCGCTACTACAGGATCGGCGTAGCTACTGGTGACTACACCAGTGGAACAGTAGGGGCCGCGCTGACGTTCACGAGCGGCACGCAATCAGGTGTTGTGGAGATCACCGCCTACACAAGTGCGACCTCAGTATCGGCACGAGTTATTTCCGATGTAGGTTCAACGAGCGCTACAACCACATGGTCGGAAGGCTCATGGTCTGATTTTCAGGGTTGGCCGACAGCGGTTCGCTTCCACGAGGGGCGCCTGTGGTGGGCAGGGCAAAACGGGTTGTTCGGTTCAGTGTCCGACAATTTCTACAGCATGAGCGCGGATGTCATCGGGGAGTCCGGTCCTATCAACAGGACGATAGGGTCTGGTCCCGTAGATACGATCAACTGGATCATGTCTGTGGGCCGCATGATCATCGGCGCGCAAGGTGCAGAATGGTCAGTGAAGTCCTCGGCCTTTGACACGCCACTCACGCCAACTGATTTTTCGATACGGCCAGCGTCCACACAAGGCTCTGGCGGTGTGGATGCACTGCGCATAGATCAGCGTGTCGTGTTTCTGGATCGCACCAGTATCAAGCTCTTTGAAATGGTGTTCGATATCCAGAGCTACGACTACGGCTCTCATGACATCACGGCGATCGTACCTGAACTCGGCCTTCCGTCCATCGTAAGAATAGACATTCAGCGGAAGCCGGATACCAGGTTTCATTGCGTGCGGTCAGACGGAACGGTGATGCTAGGCGTGCGAGACGCCGTAGAAGATGTGATGTCGTGGCAAGACATTGAAACAGATGGCCTCATCGAAGATGTCGTCATCCTGCCTGGGGTGGTGGGGTCAACAGAGGATCAGGTCTATTACGTGGTGAACCGTACTATCAACGGCTCGACGGTGCGCCACTTAGAGAAGTGGGCCAAGGAAACTGAGTGCCGCGGCTCAACGCTCAACAAGCAGGCCGACGCTCACATCACGTTCACGAATAGCCCAGCAAGCACGACTATCAGCGGGCTGACACATCTCATCGGCGAGAGCGTCATCGTGTGGCAGGACGGTGTAGACGCGCAAGACTCGTCCGGCGACATCAAGACATTCACTGTGGCAGCTGGCGGCACGATCACTGTGGATACTGCCGCCACCACTGGCATCGTAGGGCTGTCCTATACAGCGACATGGAAAAGCGCGAAGTTGGGCATGCAGCCTTCGGTGATGCAAAGCATCCTGACAGAACACAAGCGCATCAATGCGTTGGGTCTGGTCGCCGCGTGGATCCATGCCAAGGGACTGAAGTTCGGGCCTGACTTCGACAACCTCGACAACATGCCGGTCATGGAAGACGGAGCGGCTGTTACCGCAACGTCTACCAGAACGACATATGACCATGAGCGCATTCCGTTCCCGACGACATGGGATACGGACTCGCGTCTGTGCCTGCAAGCCGAGGCGCCGCGCCCATGCACGGTGCTCGCGTGCGTGATCGATATGGAAGTGTCTACCTGATGGCCTATTCAGACTATCTCGGGCTGATGCTGCAGGTCGGGTCCACGATACTCGACACGCAGGGCGCCCTCGCGC